TATAAACCAATTTGATATGCTAATTTACTACTTTTTGCCGAGATAATACAATAAATGCGCAAGAATTTTAACTTATTTTCACGGCTTAACGATTCTTGAGTTCAAACGAATTGACTTGCAAATGCCTATTTAAAGGCTTTCTTTCGTATGAAAAGAAAAAGAAAAAAGGGCGAATTTATTGCGCATCAGCTTATAAGTTATCCTCACAACACTATGTAAAGAGGAAAAGGAGCAATTTTTCTTATTCCTAAAACCATTGTTTTTGCCTTTCAATTGCTATGCTTTTACAGTCTAATTGCAACGCTTTTGGCTTGCAACTAATCAAGGAAAATGGAGATAAATCTAAGTTTGTGCAAACTTACTGATAGTAAGGAGGAAACGAAATGATTTGCATAAAACTGCTCTGTTCGTAAAAGGCAGGAAAGTGCGGATTTAAGCAGAAGTTCAGTTACTAAATCATTACCAAGATTGGGAATAGGTAACGAAATGCAGATATAGGTAACTGAAATTATTTGGTTCGTGTGTTTGTTGCTTTGGTCGGCAGTTTTCTGCATAAGTAAGGAACGCTTTGAAATTGGTAATTTTGCCACAAAATATCAAAGCGTATGAAAACAGAGAAAATGAAGGTGTTGCTCTACCTCAAAAAGAGCGGTATGGACAAGTCGGGAAAGGCTCCCATCATGGGACGTATCACATTTGGAAGGAATATTGCACAGTTCAGCTGCAAACTGTCTTGCAACCCCGATTTGTGGAATCCTCGTGAAAGTAGATTGGACGGAAAGAGCCGTGAGGCAGTAGAAGTGAACGGCAGATTGGAAAGCCTTCTGCTATCCGTCCAAGCAGCCTACCAATCTCTGCTATCCAAAGGTTGCCCATTTGATGCAACTGATATTAAAGTAGAATTTCAAGGAAGCGTTCAATCTAAGTGTATGCTTATTGAAAGACTGGATAGACTCATCAAAGAGAAAGAAAACCATATAGGCATTGACATAAAGGGGCAAAGCATATTTGGCTACTATTCCACTCGTACCCATTTGCAGAACTTTATACAAAGGAAGTATAAGGTTTCTGATTTGGCTTTTTCACAGCTTACCGAGCAATTCATCTACGACTTCCAACAATACTTTATGGGTATTTGTGGATTTCAGAAAAGTACTTTCTATAATGTCGCTACCCATCTGAAAACAGTGTGCAGATTGGCTTATCGTGAAGGATTAGCCGATATTTTGTTGTTTGACAAAGTCAAGGTAAGCAAAGGCGATAAAAAACTCCCCAAAGCTCTTGATAGGTGTTCGCTTGACAAACTAATGAACATCCAACTTGGCGAGTTGGAGGAGGAAATGGAAACAGCAAGGGACTTGTTTGTCTTTGCCTGCCATACGGGTGCAGCCTATTGTGATTTGATGGAACTAAGTAAGGCACATCTTATGCGTGATGACGAGGGAAGCCTCTGGCTGAAGTTTAACAGGCATAAGACAGGCGTACTCTGCCGTATCAAGTTGCTACCCGAAGCCATTAGGATAATAGAGAAGTACAAGAGCGATGAAAGGGAAAGGCTATTGCCACAGATGAAATATGCCACCTATCAATCGTATCTCAAAGCATTACGCCTAAGAGCAGGCATAGCCTTTCCCTTTACCACGCATACGGCAAGACATATCTTTGCCACGCTCATTACACTTGAGCAGGGAGTGCCGATAGAAACGGTGAGCAAGATGTTGGGGCATAGCAATGTGAGTATGACCGAGCGATATGCAAAGGTTACGCCACAGAAGCTGTTTGTGGAGTTTGAGCGTTTCCTTTCTTTCACAGAGGATATGAGATGAGCATTTAGCAATAGTAGCATTAAAACTAAAATCATGATGAGAAGTACATTCAAAACACTGTTTTATATCAACAGACAAAAGACCAAGGCAAATGGTCTGACCTCCATACTCTGCCGTATCACGATAGATGGCAAGAACTCTGTCATTACCACAAACGAAGAATGTAACCCTGCGGAGTGGAATACTAAACAGGGGACGACAACGGACAAGAAAATCAATCTTCGACTGCAATCATTCGGAGAGCAAGTGGAAAAGACCTATCGGGAATTGCTCCTAAAAGACAGAGTAGTAAGCGCTGAACTGCTTAAAAACAGATTGCAAGGGATAGCGACCTATTCCTCTACATTATTAGGACTTAGTAGAGCAGAATTACAAATGGTAAAGGAAGGTATTGGTAAGTCAAAGACGGAAAGTACATACACTAACCTTTGCTATGCGGACAAGATGTTGCGCGAGTTTGTTAAGGACAAAGACAACGAGGATATAGACGTTCGTACCATCACAGAGGAGTTGTTTGAGGAATACCGCTTCTTTCTTAAAAAGAAAGAACTGAAAGGCTCTACCATCAACAACCACCTTTGTTGGATGAGCCGTTTGATGTTCCGTGCGGTAAGCCAGCGTATCATTCGCTATAATCCATTTGAACATGCGGAATACGAAAAGGTAGAAAAGGCTATCCGCTTTCTTATCAAGAGTGATGTGGCAAAGCTGATGGCAATGAAGATATGTGATAGTGATGCCGAACTTGCAAGACGAATGTTCGTCTTCTCTTGCTTTACAGGTTTAGCCATTACGGATATGGAACATTTGATGTTTGGGCATATCAAGAGTGCCGCAGACGGACAAATATATATAAGAAAGGAGCGTCAGAAGACCAAGGTGGAGTTCATTGTGCCGTTACACCCCATTGCCAAGACGATTATCGAGCAACAAAGAAAGCTACAAGCGGTGAAAGAAGAAGGCAATAACACGAATATGGATAATCGTCTTATCTTTCAACCCTGTTGCAGCAGAAGTGTGTTAGCAGCGAAGTTAAGCATAGTAGGCAAGGCTTGTGGTATTAAGCAACGTCTGTCCTATCACATGGCAAGGCATACCTTCGGAACGATGTGCCTAAGTGCAGGTATTCCCATTGAGAGCATCGCCAAGATGATGGGACACGCATCAATTGCAAGTACGCAGATTTATGCGCAGGTAACGGACTGCAAAATTTCCAAGGATATGAACAGGCTCATCGCCAAGCATAAGTGTACGAATGGGATAATTGAAAAGACTGCATATAAAACAGTGGTGTAAGGTTAGAGAGGAAAGTGAACTTTCAGGCATCAAAAAATGATAACAGATAATCAATGAAAGAGGTGTAAATATGAAAGCAAAGCATCATCAAAAGGACGACCAAAGAAAGTCAGAGTGTAATCAGTCCGATGACAATATAAGAAAAGTTATCGAGCGAAGTTTTTTTGAGTGGAGCGATGGTATGCGTGTTATTCGTCAAGGAAAGGGAGAGGTTGCTATGACAGAGGGCGAACTGGCAAAGTTTTTCGGAGTTAGTTGGCAAAAAGTTAATCACAAGGTCAGGCTTATAAAACAGACTATGTGCTTAAAATATTATGAGATAGAAGCAGGTAATGCTACCAGCAGCATAAGTAAGCAGGGGGATAGCGTGGAGAGTTATGCGCCACTCTGCCCCTTGCCCATTATCATCGCCCTTTCCTTTCATCTTAACAGCGTAGAGGCAGGTATGTTTAGAAAATATCTCTGCCAAAGGCTGCAATCTCCTGTGCCAACATTCATTCCTATTATTGTTGATACAGGTGGCACACAGGGGTGCTGAGTGGCAGTTATACAGACTACTGATTATATCCTTTTTCTTTCACTGTTATATCTAACTACATAACTACATTAAAGGTAAAGCGGTGAAAGAGAAAGGATTAACGAGTAGTTATAATGTAGGATATATAATAACTACAATATAACTACTTTTTTAAATATATGCTGCGTTTTGGCATATCCAGTATATAACTTTGCAACCAAAATAAATTAAAGATTTATAAACTTATACCAAATTTGATATATTGCTGGGAGGAATTCTATCGCATATCTCCTAAGAATAGTAAGATGATAGAATGTTCAGCTATGGGGTTATTTGTTCTTTTTGGAAGCAAAATTATAGCAAACATTTCGTATAACCATGGAATCTATATAACATGGACTAACATGGATAAAATGCTATATAATAAGGTTATAGCCATAGATATATGCTGAATAGCATGTTTATGAAGGAAATAAAGCTGAAAATGAAGATTTTGGATAAAACTTGTCTGTTTTTGACAATTATGTATTATCTTTGTAGAGTACTAATGATATAATTTGGTCACATGGTAAACTCAAACATGTTACTCGCGCGTATTAAGCAGCTCCGAGAAGAGCTGAATGTACAGCAGCGTCAAATGGCAGACGCAATTGGTGTGGATGCACCGATGTATAGCAGGATAGAGAGAGGTATTCGACCTTTCCGAGATGAGTATATTAAGCCTATGGCGAAGATACTCAAGGTTGATGAGAATGAACTGCGTTCCTTGTGGACGGCAGATAAAATCATCAATGTCACAAAGGACGAGTCAGACAGTGTGGCTCAGCGAGCGCTCCATCTTGC